TTATGATTTTAAGTACAACTTTACTGTGTTTCTCAGTGTTTAAAGGGGTTCTCTGATGCTCTGATAACTTGAAAATGCCGCAATCATGCACCATGTTGCACAATTGCGGCTCTTAACGCTGAAAATAAACTGAATAAATACTGCATGGAATTATGGCAACACTTAGACTATATTTAGATACGAGGGTAAAAAGGCAGGATGGTATGTTCTCCATCCGGCTTGCTGTCAACCACCATGGTGGGACTGCCTTCATTTCCCTCAATCAATACTGCAAGAAGGATGAATGGGATAAAAGGGCTTGCAAGGTGCGCAAGCGTCCGGATCGTGATGCTATCAACGACTTCCTGCTTGACCGTCTTAATTTCTACAACAGAATGATGATGAAGGCGCAATGCAGGGAAACATACCGGGGAGATATTACGGCTAGGGAACTCCGGGACTTAATCATGCTTGAAGCTGAGCCTGCAAGGGAAAAAGTCGCCCTGCTTCGAGATGGCTTCATTGCCTACGAGGGCAGGAATCTGAAAGAGAACACGATAAACAGATATAAATATACTTGGGCAAAGATTGAAGCTTTCCTTGGGAAGGAAAAAGCGGCTCTGCTTACATACGATGAGATTAACCGCTCTTGGCTTGAAGATTTCGATGCGTTCATGGCAAAGGAAGGCTTGTCGAGGAATACCAGAGCCAGCAGGATGCTCTGTGTCGCTGCTGTCTTCAACTTTGCGATTGATAATGAACAGACGAAAAACTACCCTTTCCGCAGGTACAGTCTCCGGCTTGAGACAACGAAAAAGCGAGATTTGTCTGTTGAGGAAATCCGCTCTATCTTCGAAGCTGGTGGTGATGAACTGGTCGACATGTTCCTGCTGATGTTCCTGCTGATTGGTATCAATGTGAGTGACTTGTTTGCCTTGACAAATGAGAATATCGTCCGTGGCAGACTGGAATACGACCGGGCGAAGACTGGCAGGCATTACTCCATCCTGCTTCATCCAGAAGCTCTCCGCATCATCGAGAAGTACAAAGGGGAAAAGAAGCTGCTTCGTTTCTCGGAGCATTTCAGGAACGTTGATGTTGCAACGGTCATGATTAATAAGAAACTCGCAAAGGTGCGCCCAGGGCTTACTACGTACTACGCTCGCCATACGTGGGCATCTATTGCCTTCAACATTGGTATACAAAAGGACGTGGTGTCGCTTGCGCTGGGTCACTCGTTCGGTGTCCGGGTAACTGATACCTACATCAATGCAGACCTATCGAGAGTAGATGAAGCAAACCGCAGGGTTATTGATTACGTGCTGTACGACAAAAAATAGCCTTATTTCTTGCGAATTTGCCGCAGAAACGGCTCAAATTGTTTTCGGGGATAGTTTTGCGTGCTTACCACGTAATCGGCTCAGAATGCAAATTTCGGGGTAAATCGGGAAAAGAGCATAGAAATACCCCAGCGGTGAAAAAGTCGAGCCGCTGGGGTAATAAGTGGAGACCACTTTAAACATTCAGTGATGCAAAGGTACGCTTTTCCTTTGAAACCACCAAATTATTTTCCGAAAAATTTCTTTCTCAACAAATCATTGATGAATCGTGACTTGTTGGGCAATGCGTTGAGGAAAGGCAGAAGGTCGTTGTCTATCTGTATGCCAACTAACTTGACCGTTGCGCCTGCGCCCTTCTTCGTTCTCTTGATGTTTCTTCTAATATTCTCCATATCCGCAATTCTTTACTGGTTCTCCATTTACTCGCAAGAGGTTGCGCTGCTCGACGCTGCACTTCTTCGGGTGCTTGCGTGGAGTTCCATCCTTCTTGCAGGTCTCGCCTTGATATACCAGGCAAGGCAAGGAGTTGTATTCGTAGCCTCTACGTGAAATACCCCAACCTTCAACCCTTATCGTGTCGAAGCAGTCGCTGATATAATCGCCAACCTTAACCGGGTTGTGCTCCGTTGCAAATTCCTTTGCCAGCATTCTTCTTTCATTCTCTGCCTTCACCTTGATTCTGTGCAGGGCTTCTCTGTACTCTTGTTCTGTCATTGTCTTCTGTCTTTTTTTAATTGCCTATCTAACTTCGTTTTCATTCGGTTCATCTTGTGCTCAAGCCTGCCAATCTGCTTGTAGCTTAGCCACTCCGGCTTGATGTTCAACTCCAGCCAGTACTGGCGCATTTCCTTGCAATGCCGGGCGATGCTCGGGAAATAGAGGTGTCGCTCGTATGGGTTGCGAAGGAAGTACTTGCAATCGGATAGCATACGACCAAGCATCATGTATTTATGCTTTTGCCCTTCTCCAAGACTGACAAGCCTTCCGTTGTCCCCGATCCACAGCATTGCGCCTTCTCCCTTCCAATTAAAGTCGAAAGCCTTGCTTACCGGATAATAATAGCCATCGAGCACCGTGCCTTCCTTAAGGTCTCGCCCAATCTCTCGCAGGCAGGTTCTTCCCCAGCTGGTCGTTACCTCGACCACTGCTTGTGCTGGTATCTTGTCGTATTCCTTCATATCTTGATATATTGTGCAGGGCTTGCGCCCTGCTGATTAATACTTTTCAATCCAATACTCTGTTGTACAATTCACTCCTAAGCATGCAAATTCAGTCTTGAAATAACCTTGACGTACCCAGTGTGGATAAAAATTATAGGCTTTTTTATATTCCCTAAACAAGCCGCTCAAGAATCGCTCTGCCTTGTCCTTGCGTGTAAAGTTTGCCAACTCCTCGATTTCCTCGCCTTCAACCTGTCTCTTGATGTAATATTTTGCTCTTGCCATTTCTCTGTCCTCCCTTGATTACTTAGCATACAATGTTACAACCAATCCTCTTCTGAGTGCGCAGCGGCAAGCGTCCATACCAGCCTTCAATGCTCGCTTGATGAACTTGTTGAAGAGTTCTGCTCCGATGAGCTTCAAGATACCGCTTACTCCTACGAGTGTGTTTATCTTCTTTCCATCCTCTGTGCGTCCGAAGACCTTGATGCGGAAGTTTGAGTTGATGAACTTTGTAGTGAACTCTAAAATGTTTGAATTTGACTTTTTCATTTTTCTCTGGCTTAACCGTGCTGCCTAGGGCTTAGTTACTGAATGTTTATTGTGCTTATCTCCTAAACACGATGCAAAGATATTAATATTTTTCGGTTCCACCAAAACTTTTCCCGAAAGATATTAATATTTTAACCTTTATTGGCTGTTTATGTCGTAAGCATAGATATTTTCGATACGTTTTCGGTCGTTTTCGGTACGTTTTCCACGCTCTATATAATAATAACCTGCACGCATTAGCTAGAATGAATATAATCTAACACTCATATCCCCCTACCCCTTTTCTCTCAATGAAAAGTGTTCTTCGCACAAAAATGGGCAGAAAAACGCTCTCCTGCGCTTCCTGCCCTTCTAAAAATTGATATTATGATTGAACCTATTGAACTCTCTTCTTGATGCGCTTCTTTATCCAGCAAACCGCAAAGATTGCCAGGAATAGCAATATGCAATCGCCAGCGAATAATCTTACCTTGTGCCATGTGCCCACTGGCTTCTCTACCACCTTGGTCTTGTATCGGTTCACGTAATACTTTACCTTTACGGTGTCGGTTACGAAAACGTAGGTATCGCATACGATGGTGTCCGTCTTGGTTGATGTCTTCCATCTGGTGGTCGTAAGGTTGTGCCACCGCTCCTTGATTACGGTGTCGCCCTTGATGTAGACCAGCACGCTGTCATGCTTGAATATGCTGTCGTGCTGCCGGGTGTCCTGCCAGTGGATCTGTCGCTGGTTCACGCTGTCACGTCTTACGCTGGTGTGTGCGCTGTCGTGATACACCGTGTTATTTTGCGCTGTTTTAGCGCAGGAACAGCCCAAAATCAAAAGTGGGGTAATTATAAGCATTGCGAAAAATAACGCCACAGAACGCAAATTTCGCTCTTTTCTTGAATTTTCCATACTTTGAAATGCTTGATTGATGTGTTTATTATGCAAGCACCCTGATTTCCAAGGCTTCCTTGGCTCGCTTCAAATACTTCTCGCAGGCTGCAAGTCCATTGTACCCACCATTGATGCGCTTGCGGATAGCCTTTAAGTTGTCTTGGTCTGCCAACTCATTGCAGCCGAAGGTGTCGAATACCCACATCGAGGATTTCGTTGCTCCCAGAGAACGCTCCAAAAGTTCGGGACTGCCCACAACATCGAAGCCGCAATACTTGGCATACTTCCGGTAGTTGGCTCGCCCGGTTATCTGTATCAATCCTCTGCCCTTGTACTTCACGCCATCGCCCTGCTGGGTGTTGCCGAGGTCTTTCCTGCCCTCGTAGGCTCTGCCGCTTGCCAGTTCTTTGGTGTATCTCAACTCTCCGCTTTCGTGGGCAATCTGTGCGAGATAGTGCGCCATCCTTAGTGGGGTATTGATGCGGAAATGCTCTGCCCATCCGTTGATGATTGGAAGATAGGTGTCTGCCCTGCTGCCTGCATTCGGCATTACCTTTATTAGTTGCGCTCTAGTTATCCTCATTATCTCCTCCTTTCTTCCGCTCTTCTTTCATTATCTCGACAACTGCCTTCGCAATTTCGTCCTTATTCTCCAGGATCACCTGCATCGTGCGGTCTTGCTTGCGTATCTCTGCCTTCTCGTATGCCTTCTCCCGGATACTCTTAAACTCGCACAAAAGCAGATACACCGTCCAGGCGATGGCGAACAGAGGGAAGGGAGAGATAATACATGTAGCCACGTCCATAAGCGAAGCAATACCGAATGTCGGAAAATACTTCTTCGCCTTGTCGCATGTTTTCTTCAATCCGGTTGAAGTTCTTGCAATATGAAGTTCCTTCGCCTTCTGAATGCCTGCTATCAGGTCAATTGTCATCGCTATCAGAATTGTAGCGAAACAGATAAAAATTACTAGGGCGCACAGATATAGATGGTGCACCTGAAAATCGTGAAATACTTCGCTCATATCAATTTATTTTTTTGGGTTTATTCCAATTTCTCCCAGTCAATGGTAACGCCCTTCCCGATGATGTCTGCCGTCCACCTGCAGAATGCCATACCCTCGTATCCGTCTGGATCACTGGCTACGGCAATAGCATACTGTACGCAGTCGCTCTCGGTCTTGATTACCTTCGGGTAGAAGTCCGCATAAGCCATATTAGCCAAATAGAGAATATCACCGAGGGTCGTGCCCTTTGAGATTATCTCGTTGTTTGTTGCCAAACGGATTTCGTCTACCGTCCATCGGTGGCTCGTTCCGTCTACGTTCTTCATCTGCTCGCTTGCCTTGATTGCTAGCTGCTTCGTGAAGTGGTAGCCGTGCTTTGCAACGTATGCCACATATCCACTGGCTCCCATGAGTGCCTTTGCTGCCTTCTCGTATGGCAAGCCGTGGATGATGTCGCTCTCTTGGTGCTGGTATCGCTCTTTCTCGCTGTCGCAAGAATGGCGCAAAACGATGATTTTCTTCATTGTGCGCCCTCCTATCCTAGTTTGTCGAGTAATTGCTTAACCATGCCACGAATGCCGCTTATATCGCCCTCAAGTGCCTTGAAACGCTTTTCCGTTTCCTGCTTCTCCTTGATTGCCGGGTTCAAAGCTGCAAGAAGTTCCTCGCCCTTGGCTTTCCGCTCCTTGCTTGGCTCGTATGCCTTGATTATCTCATCGGCTTCATTTACCAATTTCCCAACTTCGGGCAAAAGGTCTGCCTTGTCAGTTGCCAGTACGGTTTCGCCTGCAAAGGTAACTCCGAGGTGTTCGGGTATGGTGTAGATGGTCTGCTTTCCCTCCACCTCGATTGTTACGTCTCGCATTTGCTGTCCGCTGCTGGAAATGGTTGCGATGCCAGTGTTGATGTGCGGCTGGTTGTCTACGACCTTGCCTTCCTTAACTTCCACCGTCTGCTTGTCTAGCAGATAGACCGGGTGATTTCTCTGTATATTCTTAAATTCCATAATGCGCTCTTTTTAAATAGTTCGATAAATAGACAAAAAGGGGTCTCACTGATAGAACAGCGAGTTGCCCCTTGATAGATTTTGTTCAGACCGCCTACGCTCCAGTGGTGGTTGTGGTGGTCTTCAGCTGCTGGATAATGAAACCAGTCTGCTCTCTGCGCTTGCTGTCCTCCAGCTGGATGCGAAGGTCTTGCTCCCAGTGGTTGTTCAGAACATCAACGATGCGCTGAGTATTCTCCTTGCCCGAGGTCTTCAAGTCGCAAACGACCGACTGGATAAGGTTGCTGAGACTGCTTGCCGCACGCTCCACACCAGTATTGGTGTAGGCGAAATTCTGCTGCAAGGTGTTCACGATGTCCTTCTGTCCCAGTTGCTGCTCGTAGCCCATACGGATGATGTTTTGCTGGGTCTGGCAGCAGCAGTCCTTCAGTGCAATGGTCATCTGCAAGTTACCCTGCGAGATAGCATTGATTACTCGCTCTGCCGAATAACCGACTTGTCCGCTTATCTGCTGGATGCCTGCCTGAATGCCGCAAACAGAAGCCTGCAATGCGTTGAAGTCGCAGTTCAAGTTAGCCGCCAAGGTCTTCAAGTCTTGGTTGTTGCCCTGGATTGCTCCCATCAACAAGTCGCTGTTGTGGTTGTCTGCCATCTGGTTGCGAAGGCTGTCAATCTGAGACTGGATTTCGGCTCTCTGAACGTTTCCGTTCTGTCCGTTCCAGCCATCACCGTACATGAAGCGGAACATTCCCAACATCATCATGTAGGCGAATGGGTTGTTCCAACCTCCACCCATACCACCGTTCATTGCTGCCAGCATAGTCGCTGGATCATTGTCTCTACCTCTAGCGAGCAAGGCTGCTGCTAGGTTGTCATTGCCACTGTCCCCAGTGCAATAAACTTTCTCGATAGTGTCTGCCATATAATTTTGAGTTAATTACGTTACGGAAGCCAAATATTGGAATCCGCTGCAAAGTTACTCTGATTTTTGGCTCGCTCCAAAAAGTTAGTGCAGGGGTATTTATCGAATTATTGTCAAAGAACGCTTTTGGTTATTTTCTTTTTGTTTCTTAAATACAAATCGGCTCAACGTCCTTGTTTAGAAGGGTCGCTTGTGCCGTGGCAAGTCGATAAACTCGAGACGTACTGATATAGGTGTAAGACATCTTGCTAAGATGTCTCACTGCTGAAACGGTGCGGTTCAGAACGGTCGCAATGGTCGTTATGCTGAATCCTGCGTGTATCATCTGCTCAACGACCATACATCTTGCCATTACGAGATTTTCAGCTCTAGACTTGCCGAGAACGTCTTCTCTCGTAATACTCAACTCTCCGTTCTGCAGTTCAATAGCACAACACTTGATTACGTTGTCTATAACTCGCCATAGTTCTTTCTCCTTGTCATTCATAATAAAATGTTTTAATCGTTGCCCAACATAGAATCAATCATTCCGTCAATGGCTTCATCGGTCATACTCTTCTTAATAGAAGGATCTGCGCCAATTGACTTCATCATCATAGCTACCCAGGGGTTGTCACTCTCCAGCGTGGATTGTATCTGCTCCTTGTATGCTTCGTGAAGCTCGCCCGATTCCTTGAAATTCAAAAGAACCGTGCGCAAGGCTTTTACTGCGTAGTTATCCATCAGCAAGGGGTTGTCCCTTGCCGATGATAATTTAGTAAGAAGCACAGCCAGTGCTTCGTGTAATTGTTTCTTCTTCATATTGTCTTACTTTTAAATTTCTAAAGTCAGCGACTTATAGTTCAAGTTTACCACCACAAGCATATCTTCTTGAGGTTTTAGTAACTCCTGCTTTAGGAGTTACTGGTTTTGCTCTACCAGTACTTTTTCTCATAATAGTGTATTTTAAAATTATTTTAGTTTTACTTGTTTTGAACAAACTCTGCGACAAGAAGACTAACATTATTAATCTTAATTAAGCGTGCATAGGTATTGTATGCCGTTTCCAAAAACTCAATCCTACTAAGAATTGGACCATTTGATGTTTCTTTCATTTTAAGCAGAACGCTAATACCAGCCTGGCTGCAATAAGTGCGACATTCTTGCGCTCCTGTAAAGACTACCTCCAGGATGCCTCCTTCCGATGCCTTTTGAAACCAGTTAAATACGTTGATACGACCTGAACTATTCACGTTAACAATTTGATGATTTGCAACAAATGGAATGTTTGAATTTTGAGAACTTTCAACAATAGCTGTGCTAAAACTTGCTTTTATTTTCGTCCAAAGCTTCTTTAGTCCACTTTCATCTAAGAAATTCATATAAACCCCCTTTCTAATTTAATGCATCAATTACCGATATTGGGATTGCGCTGTCCGCAGTTGCACCATCAGCTATGTAATCTAATTTATTCTTGTCTCTTATGGACATTAAGCCTGACATATTAGATGCAGCCTCTTCAAGTACTATTTCTACACTTTTAACATTATCACCTAGAGTATTAAACAATATAATCTGCTTTTGTATCAGTCCCTGTGGTGTATTAGCGATAGCCCTTTTGTCTAGTCTAATTGAACTAAAGTCAACTGTCTCCATCTTTTTAGCATAAGGTGACAAGTCATAGGTGGTGTTTGTGTCAGTCCACGGAACATTAACATAAGCCTTGCCATTGCTGTCAAGCGCAACTGGGTAGTTCTTACCACTCTGTGAATAACCAAGGGTAATACCACCCTTTGTGGTTGAACTTGCGGTTGGCAAAGAGTAATTATTGGCACCATCCGCAATGCCATCTAGCTTAGCCTTATCGGAGGATCTCATGAAGCCGTTTTGACCAGGATAAGGTCTTCCCCCAGTAGTTCTGGGTTCAGCAAGAGGTACATCCACTACTTTCTCACTCCCATCACCTAGTGTATATACAAGATTTCGAGATGCAGTGTTTGAAGTTTGAGACCCATCGGATTCTACACCTCTGAAAACCACATTTTTTACCGCTTCCGTCTTTTTGGCGTAAGGCGTTAAATCGACCTTCACGGTGTGAGTACCGATTTTTTCCCACGCACCATTGGTATAGTAATACTCTTGATACACATCGTTGGCATCGCTTCCGTCCTTAACGATGTATATCTTGTTACTCTCGCCCGATGAAGGAAGGCTGGTTACCAACTTGAACAAAGATGTATCGAGGTTGCCAAGTTGTGCGAGCGGGATTCTTCCGTTGGCATCAAGTCCACAAATGCCGTTGGCTGCATTAATAGTCTTGGTAGAGCCATCGGCGATAAGGATCTGCGAAGAAGTTCCGTGTTTTAGGTGTATTTTACTTAATAGCAAATCCCCATATTGAAGACGGGCAACCATATCTGTTTCGTCACCAATAGCATTATAAGAGACGAAGCCTGATGGCGTAAGAGTTGTAGTTGCAGAGCCTATATTCCGGACTGACAGTCCAGAATTATCGTCATCCGTATTAATTACACTTTCTCCTTTAGTGCTGACGAACGAAGCTTTAATCTTCTCCCAGAAATAGGCTAAGCCTATTGCGTCTAAAAATTGCATAATCTATTGTTTTAAATTGTTATTTACTAGTAATATCTGTTATCTGTTCCTCCGTGATTGCTGGAGGGAAGTCCTTCGTCACGATGTCGGTCACTTTGTTTGCGATATCCTTGTAGATATCCGTGCCGAGTTTTTTTGCTGTCACGCTGCCGTCTCTGATGTTTCCAGTTGATATACAGTCCTCGGTCAGATGGTCGTGTTTGACCGCTCCCGGTTGTATTTTATCTGAGGTCACACAATTGGATGCTAGGTGTCTGTTCTTTACAGAGCCATCGGCAAGCTTCGCTGCCGTTATCGCCCCATCCGCAATTTGCGCTTCCGTTATTGTTATCTTGGCGAGTTCACTCTTGATAATCCTAACGACCGCATCGTTCTCCAGTTTATCGTCCATCATGGCAAGCATCCTGCTTAACTCGACAACGATGTCGTAAATTTCCGTGCCGACACGCACCGCTGTGTTTTCTCCAACCTGCGTTGCATCTCGTATCAGCTCTGCCATACGGAGCATTTTTTGAATATCCTCGTTCATAACTTATATGCTTTTAGTTGCCTATTGCGTGAATGTGTGCCCTTGTTCCTCGCTGTGCCTTCACTTCTCCTTTCGAGGTGAATGCCTTGAGATACTCGAGAGCATCTGATAAATATCTTTCTGCCATATCCATGATGTCGTTGTACTGCTTGTTGCTTGAAACGTCTTGAACATGGTCTGAATAATCGTCTCTGTGGCGCATTCCACCTGCTCGGCTTATAATTGTGCCATCGGCACGAAAAAACCTCGCATACGTGAAGTAAGCGAGTGCCTTGCGTATTCCGCTTGTGTACTTCTGCACCTTGGTTTCGCCTTGGCTGCAATCGCCCTCCTTCTTGGTGGTGTATTCGCCACCGTCCAGGAAAGTTGCAGGCTGAAAATCGGGCAAGACTGAATCGCCCCACTCTCCCTGCTCGGTCGCTGCCTTGAACCGCTCATACCCGATGGCTGGTATGATGTTCGCATCTTCGCATTCTCGAATGTATGCGTTCACTTCATCCTCATCTAGGTGTGTGCTGGTCGGTCGTGCCAGTTTTCGGAACTGATCAACCGTGATAAGTTGTTTTCTTTGCTCTCCCATAGGCTCAATCAATTAATCTATCGTGTTGTTCCCTGCAACCTCGCTGCTGATATACTTCAACGGCTGTAGCTTTGGGTCTAGGTTCTGAATGGCTGGGTCGTGCCAATTCTTGAAAATCTTCTTGAAGGCTCGCTCGATAAAACGCTGCTCGGTTGTCACTTCGCCAGCATAGTATTCGTAAGCGTCCTGCATAACTTGTCCGCTGAATCCCAGCTTGCCAATACGGATGGAGTAGAAGAGTTCTTGGTGAAACTGGGCATAGATGCGTTCGATAACGCTGCTGTCGGTCACGGAAAACTCCTTGTCGAAGTTCTTCGTTGGGAAAGCAACAACCTTCGGCTCGTCTTCCTCGTTCTCAACCTCGACCGCAAGAATCTTCGCTGTGTTCTCGTCCCCTTGGAACTGCAAAAGGTCTTCATCGGAAATCATCTGTCCGCTCTCCACCTCTTCGCCTTTCTCGTTGAACTTAGGCACGCCCTTCTTGGTTACGAGCATACACGATACGAGGAAGTTGTTGCGGACGTTTCGCATCTTGACGTTACCCAGTCCCTCATCGGTCGAAATCTCCGTGATGGCAGAATCGTAGCTGGCTGTCGGATAGATGAACTTTCCGTCTAGGCTCTGCCACAGAATCTGTCCCTTGTAGCTGTCGATGCCGCCAGCGTTCTCAATCTGTTCGAGAACGATGTCCGGGTCGGGGTTGAAGACGTTGATGCGCTCGATTGTCTTCTCGTTCACCATCAAACGCTTTCCGTTCCTCGTTTTCTTCTGCTCCCAGTCTGGATGCAGCAAGACGTGCGCCACGTTCCCTTTGTCGTCCGTCTCTTCAAGGCGGCAATTCTCAAAGGGTACGTGGCTCACGCTCGACACCTGCCCTAGAACGTTGTAGTTTACATGAAGGGCAAAGCCTCCAAAGCGTGCGAGGTCTTGCGCTACGTTTCGAAGCAAATCGTCTGCCGTGTCCCCTTGCTGGTTCATCGCTAACGCTGCTAGAATGTCGCTATCAAAGCCGTAGCCCTCAATGAATCGGGCATATCGGTTAAGGCACAGCATTGCCGTACCGCTGGCTTCCGTAATGCGTGCGAGGTTCTGCGGATATAGATTATCATATCCGTATGCCTGCATCTTGAATCGGCTGACGTAGCCAATATCAACCCTTCGCTTTGGCTTTTTAACTGTCTTAACGTTCATACTGCTTGTGTCGTTTTACTTGTTGTTTTACTCTTCTTCCTTGCCTGCTTTCTCGGCTTGGTCGAGGTCTTTTTTCTTTTCGCTGCCTGCTGCTTTTTCGGCAGGATCTTTCCCGGTGGTATCATCTGCACCGCTGTCGCTGCCTGCTGCTTTTTCGGCAGGATCTTTCCCGGTGGTATCATCTGCACCGCTGTCGCTGCCTTCTGGCTGCTGCTTGTTCTCGATGAGTTCATCGCTGGGTATCTTCTGAAAGTAGCTTTCCATGTGTGGGTACTTCGTCAGATATTCATGCGCTACCTTGTCGGTCAGGTTCTCGTTAGTGAAAATCTTACCATGGTAGAAATCCGGGCAGGAAATGATAAAACCTGCCTTCATTGCGTAATTACATGTTTTTGGCATTGCCTTTTCTTTTTTGAGTTTTAGATATATTTCTATCAGAGCATCGTGGTAACACTGCTGGCAGGTTGTCGGGACAAACCGCTTGCGTGTTACCTCGAAATATAGAGATTCTATAACTGCCTTGTCGGTTGAATCAAAGGGACTGTCGAAACGTGCCTTCAACTCACTGACCTTGGCTGTTGCTTCCTTGTATGTCATAGGCTACGCTGCTGCTTCCGTCAGAAGGCTCTTATACTTGGCTGCTGTGGTCTCGCTGTCTGTGTCGAAGAAGAAATAAGCTGCCTTTGGTACGCTCTCCTCTTCCAACGTGATAAGCCAGCCGCCCTCGGTGTCGTCTGAGTACTTGTCGTTTTCGCCTGCACTTGCCTTCAGTGCCTGCGCATATCCGAACACCTGATACTCTGCATTTCCGTCCGCTCCCTTAGAGAGGTTGCGCAGGATGATAACGAACTTTCCGTTCGCCAGTCCGTCAATGATATTTGCGCAAACGTCAGGTGTGTTTGCCAATACCACGACTGCTACAGTATTCTTCCAGCTGTTGCGATACGTGCCAACGGTCAGCTCGGTCTTGGTTCCAGTGAATGGCTTGCTGCCTTCCTGCCGGATAGCGTATGCTTTCTTGCCAGTCTTCAAAACTAATGTTTTAATTATATTGCCCGCTACAACGGACTTGGTGAAGTCGATGTCGTCTCGGTTGATGATAAGTCCATCGCCCTCCAGTCCCTTTGTTACTTGGTCTTCGCAAGGGACGATGATGTCCTGGGCGATAAGGCTCTCGCAAGTTGTTGCCATATTAATTCGTTTTAAAATTGTTATATCCTCAACACCGTTTTGTGGGTGTTGAGGATTGTCAAATAACTTAATACTAAACTGAAAATTTGGTGCGGTTAGTAAGCTGCATGGATCATATCCTCTTCGAGGAGAGCCGTGCCAATCTTACCGGTAACGTAGAGATAGTTCCTGCGCTCCTTCTTGTCGAACCAGATGTCGAGGTCGCTAATGAGATTGTCTGCGTCTGTACCAATCATAAGGTGCTTAGGGTTGCAGAATACCGCACGGTGTGGAAGGTTGACTGTCGTTGCGCCCTTCTCGTATGCTTTAATCATTCTGTCCCAAATGCCGACACGTGCAATCTTCACTCCGTTGTAGGTCGCTACTTCGAAGCCATCGAACAACTTCTCCCATGGCATAATGTCGTGGTAGGTCTTCTTGAGGTCGTAGGTCAATGCGTCAGCAAGCGAGCGTGTCATGAGCAATACGGCATCGCTGTCGTCAACGATACGTGTGTCTGCATCCATCAAAATGGTGTCTACAAGTGTAGTAGCCGCACCACTCTTGCGCAATGCAGAAATCTGCAATGCTGCCGTGGTCTCGCTGTTGGCTGCGATGGTGGTATGGTTCTTTGTCGCTGTGGCTGTAAAGATGCGCTTGAACAGACCATCGCAGACGTTGAAATTACTGACATCTAAGCCTGCCGTCAGCTTGCCGCCACCGCCACCTTCTTCACTTGCCAGTGTTGCTTCCTTGTCGCCAAGCCAGCCGAAACGCCAAATCATCTGCTGCATGGCTCGCTGGAGTGCATCTGCATAGATTGTCATGAAGTCGGTGCTGGTGAGGTCGCCAATGGCTGTACCAGTCTTCAATGAATACTCTGCGATGGTTCCCTTCAATGCCTCGTAGCAAATCTTGAGAGGGATTTCCCACTGTCCGAGTTCCCAACGCTTCTGAGAGTTGGCGATACCCTTCTCTTCGTAGGTAGGGTCGCAACCGCCACCCTTCTTACCGACCATTTCCATCTCTCCGAGAAGAGCGATAGGGTCTTTCTCTTTGACCTTCTGAATGTTCACGAATGAAGAGAAGTCTTCATCGTTGTAGAAGGTTTCCTGCACGGCATCCTTGATGCTTGCGAGGTTTTCTGGCTCGAGTTTAAGGTTCTCGAGTTGCTGTTTTGTAAATCCTGCCATTATTTTCTTTTGATTTAATGGGTTAATACTTGGTTACTTCTTGCCCTTTTTGTGGAGCTTGGCAAGTCTCTCCTTGATGGCGTTCTTACCTTCCTCGACTGGGTTCACGTTGTCGCCTGCGCCCTTGCCGCTTGGCTGTCGCTGTGCTGGCTGGTAGTGGCTGCTGTAGCCTGCCAACACCTTCTCAGCACCGCCTGCCATCTTCACGGCATTCAGGATGCGCATGTCTTCCTTGCTCTTTGCGAGTTTCTGTGCGCCTGCCAGCTGTGCCTTGGTGTCGTTCAACTGCTGTTTGAGTGCTGCTACCTGCTGCTTCAACTTGGCTACGGTTTCGTTGTCGGTGCTTGATGCGCTGCCGCCTTCACCGCCTTCATTGCCTTCACCGCCTTCATTGCCTGCGGTCTGAATGTCGGTAATTACACCGTCCTCGACAACAATTGTCTTGCCATCGGGCATCTCAAACGTTCCGTCAGGACTTGCCTTGTCGCCAACTTGTGGATCTCCCTCTTCACGCTCAACGGTCAGTGTCTGTCCGTCTGCTGTGTTGAGTTCCATCGCCTTTGGCTCTGCCTTGGCTTGTGGCTCTGCCAACGCCTGCTCTGCTTCCTCCAGTGTCTTCACGCCAAACTTAGCGAGAATCTTGTCGAGGAGAGAAGCCTTTACTTCTGTTTTCTTCTCCATTGCTTTTGGATTTTGTTGTTTTGAATTAATAAAATTTTCTATGTTGCGTTTTGATGCGCTTGCGCTGAGTGGTACAATGGTGCTGCTGATAAGACCTAGGCGCAAAGCCTCGCTGGTGTTGATGAAGATGTCCTTGTCCATCAGGGCTTGAATCTCTTCCCTATCGCACTCGCACCGCTCTACGTATGCGTCCACCATCATATCCTGCCACATCTGCAATTCCTCGCTCTGGTTTTTCAAGTCCTTTGCGTTCAGCTGGTCGCCTAAAAGAAAGCCAGGAACATATGGGTTGTGCAGGAGGAAGGCAGCGTTCTCGTATGCCTTGCGGTTCTCCTTTGGTGCTGCGAGCATGATGATTGTTGCCATGGATGCTGCCTTGCCCTCCACGGTGCAGGAAATCTTCTTGCCGCTCTGTCGCAGTCGGTCGTAGATTGCCCAGCCTTCAATCACAGAGCCGCCATTGCAGAAGATGCGCATATCGATTGAATCATCGTCTTTCGGTATGCTTGCCGCAAAAGCATCTATATCTTGAAAACATACGCAATCGCCTCCCCACCATTGATACCAGAACTTGTTGTCTTGGCTGTCGATGTCGTTGTATATTCTGAGTTTTGCCATTGAATATTGATTTTTTAAGTTTTAAAACGCTGCAAAGATACGATATTTTTCAATATGTTTATCTCGTAAGCAGTTAATTTTTCTAAACAAGCCGAAATTTTGCGTTCTAAGCGGCTTTTATTGCCTTGGGTGTGTAACTTTACCACCTTTAAGCAAAAACCGCTCAGAACGCAAATCTTAAAGAAATAACTACACTTTAAATCCTGCCGATATTCTCTATCGTCTGCACTCTCCGCTGGGTTCGGTTTATCTCCTCAACGCTCACTACTGGCTGAGGAGCCATCTGATACCCTCTTGCTACAGCTGCCGCCAGCATATCCATGCCGATGTTGCTGCCTCCGTTGTTTACTACGATAGGAACACCACCTCCTAACTGGTTGAATGCGGATAATATCGGACTGAACATTGAAGTCGCCTTGGCTGTCATTACGCTCTCGCCATTTGAGAGCCTTGCCGGGATGCTGTCGCTGGTTCCAGTTCCAGAGCCTTGGACGTAGCCACCAGTGGAGAATCCCTTGACGAGTGCTTTCGCTCCTGCGAATGCTGCTTTAAGCAATGCGAGTTTCGCTGCTGCGTCTGCCACGCCTGCCCATCCGAGTTTAGCTAAGCCTCTTCCTAGGATTTCAATGTATTGTGCCTCCATGGCTATCTCTACGGCATCCAGCAAAGAGCTAAGTAAAGATTTCAGAAAAGAATGAAAAGATTTATCTTCACTATTAAAGAAATCGACAAAAGCATCTCCAACTGCCAAAATATAGCTTTTCATGTTTTGAAGTTGTTCTTCTGTCAACTGCTTCTTTTTATCATTCTCAGTCTTTTGTATTTCCACGTTAGTATCGCTCAGGTCTTTCTGGAGCTGTTCCTGCACGGCTGCATAGTCCTTGTATGCGTCCAGTTTGCTCTGAAGGAAAGTCTTGTATCTCTCCAGCTTGGCTGCATCGTCTTCCTCTCCAGTGCCACCGTTCATGATGTCCGCCTCCCTTCGCTTCTTCTCTGCTTCCTCGAACTCCTTGTTGAGTTCGTCCACAATCTCTTTTGCTTGGTTCTTCAAGTCCGCTTTCGCCTTTATCATGATGTCGAGAAGTTTTGCCTGCATTTCCTGCGCCTTTTCCGCTCCGATTTGCCCTGCCGCCACGTATGCGTCAATGCTTCGTGCCACCATGTTCTTCTCCAGCTGTTCGAGGTCGTTGCTGTAGTCTCGCTCGTTGTCGTACATGCCTGCGAGGTATCGCTTCTTAGCATCCATTACTTGCTCGTTGTACTTGTACTGTATAAGCGCAATCGCTTCCTGCAATTCCTTTTCCTGCTTCTTCCTGCGCTCTGCTTCTGCCTTTGCCGCCTTGTCGGCTGCTGCCTTCTCCTTCTTGGTCTTAGGGGTAGTGCTGGCGATATTAGTGCCGTCCTTGAGCTTTGTATTGTCGGTTGTGGCGGTCGCCATGGATGGTGCATCTGCGCTGACTGGTATCTTGATGTTAGCATGATTAAAAGTATTCTTCATGCCACCCACGATAGCATCAGCCATTCCGCTGCCGAATTTCTTCAAGTCTCCCCAAGCCTCCTTCACGGTATTGCCAAGACCCGAAAAGACGGAGTTAAAACCATCTCGCATCTTCTTCACGTCAAAGGAGAAAAAGCCCTCAAACATCTGCAACAGTCCCCTCGCTGGTCTTGCAACAAGCTTAATGGCATCTATGATGATGTTGAAGGCAACCAAGGCAACCTGCCCGACAGACTTAAACGCAAAGCCTATCAACTGAATCAATCCCCTAAATGCCACGCTTTGGTTATAAAGGTTGATGATTGCCCTCAATAGTTTCGTTAGATGGTTGCTCACGAATGTTGCCGCCTGAGCCTTCATCATTTCGAAGCCGCCACCAGTAACGTCAAAGAGTGCACTTGCGGTATCCTTCAAACGCTTGTTGGCTTCCACCTGCTTTTCCTGAGCCTTGGCAACATCACTGGATTGTTCCTTGACCTTATCCATGTTCATCTCAATGTCTCCGAGGGTCTCGATGTACTTTAGACCTGCATCCTCGCCAGGACCTCCAAATATATCTGCGATGGCTTTTCCTACCTTGGCTGATGAAGCAGGGTACTCCTTCAGCTTGTTTCCGACCTCCTGCATGATGTCAAATGTGGTCTTGCTACCGTTTTGCAGTTCTTTCTGAACTTTCTCGCTTGATATACCTATGCCATCCAATGCGGCTGCTGTTGCGGTGGTCATCTCTCGAAGTCTAAGATTACCCTCCTTGATGGTGTCAAGACCCTTATCAGAGAATATTCCCTGCTTGGTGGCGTTGGTTGATATAGCCACGAATTGCTCAGCATTCAATCCAGCTTCCTTTAGGTACGTTGGGTATTCCTTCACGTTCTCTAGGAACTCATCACTAGCATTCGCACCAGCCACAAAGCCATCTTGCAAGAGCTTTAGCGATTCTGATACACTGATGCCAAACTGCTTGCTCATTACATTTGCGGATTGCAAGGTTTCGCCAAAATCAACGGAAAACGTCTCGCTGATTGCCAAGGCTTGATTTCTCACTGATTTCATTTCGTCACCGAAAAGCCCAGTGAACTGCATGGTCTTGCGTGTGGCTTCCTCTATGCCCTTGTTGTAGTCATAGAACCATTTGAAAGCCATTCCGACACCAGCCACACCTGCCATGGCTAGGAAATAAGGGTTGGTCAATAAGGAAAGAGCCGTATTTTTCAACGCACCAAACTTTACCCTTAGGTCTTCCACAGACTTTCCCATTTCCATAACCTTTCCGATTCCAGTATCATCAACAACATCAAAACCGAAAAACTCGGTATTCTGTAGGTCGTCAGCCGCCTTCATCATGGAATCGTAATAGCTGCCGACACTGCGCTGGAATCTTCCAGTAGCCTCCTCAGCCTCTTTCAGCTCCTCTATCAAGTCTTGAATATGCTCCTGCATCTCCTGACCCTTGGAACTATCACGCTCGGCACGGCTCATCTCATCATAAGCCTTCGTGGCATTTGAAAGCTGGGCGCGCAACTGCTTCAAGCTGCCTTCCTGCTCGTTCTCGGTGCGCACGTTGTTCTGTATCTCCTTTTGCAGCGTGCGCACGTTGTAACGATACTCCTTGATGGTTGCGTTGATAGCTTCCGTCTGCACCTTCATTTCGTTTGTTGTGATGGTCTTGTCTTTTTCCTGCTGCTGCAAGTCCTTGATACTTGCCTTCAACTGGTCTATCTTTTCCTTGTATCTTATGATGCCATAGATTGCATCCTCGTACTTGACCTTGATGTCAAGAATCTGCTGTTTGTCTTCACTTACCATAGTTCGTTCTTTTTAGTTGTTTAACTCTATCATTGTAACCTCGCAATATCCGCTGCTTGTGGTCTTGATTTCGAGAACTGCGAAATATGCGCCATACTGTGCAAGGTACACTGGCTTCGTTTCGTCAAAATTCAGTATCTCCAAATCGGAAAGGTTGAACCGCTCCACAATATGGTGTGGGTTCGCCACCGTCTTTCTCAACTTTTCCAGCTTGTTGTCGAAGATGTCCTGAAGGTCGATGTTGAAAGCCAATTCCGCATAGCCGGCATCGTTCTTCGTCAGGTTCACTATTCGGTCTTTACATGCCTTGTATTTCGTTGCGACTTGTCTGGTGTACGTTGTGTTGTTAAACGTGGATTGCTTGCTTTCCCATTCGTATATCGGTATGCGGTTTCCGTCCGTGGCAGCAAATGGTAGCGTACAGACGTCTTGCGTATACTCCAGCGTCTTGTTGTCTATAGTCATATCCGCATCGTGCTGCTGGTATACGGTGTCGTCTTCCTTCCACTTGTAGATATTATGCTGGCAGTAGTCCTCTACGCTGAAATCGGTCTGCCTTGGATGGTTGCTTGCTTCGCTCGGGATGAGCTTCTTCGTCCAGTCCACCGCATGCGCCTTGTCTTCCCAAAGGTTCACGATGTCTGCAAACGTAAGTGTTCCACCAATAAACCGCTGGCTTGGAAACGTTGATGTCAGAATGCAGATACACTTCAAGAAGTCAGTTACCTTGATGTCGGGCAGGTTCTTGCCGATAGGGAAATTACCTCCGTAGGGTACTTCATCGCTCTGCTTGATGCTGGCAGACAACCGACCGTTGTAACACTTCAATCCAATTAATGCCTGATTTTTTGGGTGCTTCATTTCAAAGGTTACGATGTCGCCATCTTCCAAATCTATCTCCCCTCGTCCTGCTACAAGGTGTATGAATCTGCCGTTTACCTTATCCGATTCATAATCGGTCACATATTTTCTAGAAGTCTCATCCTGCTGCAACCCTGCAATATATAGAGTTTCCGTCCAAGTTCCGTCATCGTTCTTGTGTTTAACCTTCATTTCGATGTAATTCGGTGGATATGAGTAGAATGCCTGCGACTCAGTACTCCCCTCACCGAAACTCCATGATTTGTGTCCGCTAGGAGTTACCTTCGATGCGTCCCACGACCAGTTCATCTGAACATCAAAAATCATCTTGCAGGCAATCTTAACATTCAGCTGGCTGTATCTGTGCCCAATCTCCAGTCCATCGAATACCTCCGATAGGCTCGTCGGTTGGAAGTCGAGAATACCAAGGCTCTCTGTATGAAAAAAAATGCCCTCAAAGCTGCCTACAACCGTCTGCGCATCTGCCTTCCTTGTAATCAATGGTACAGCAAGCCCCTTTATGATTTCTTTCGCTTGATTGCTCCAGCCGAATTCCACACCAGTCTGTGCCGTGATGAGGTCTAGGATATACTTTGCCGTCACGCTTGGCTGGATTGTTCCATTGCCCCAGGAACTACCAGAAGAGCCACCTCCACCAAAAGAGCCACCTCCACCAAAAGAGCCGTTTCTTTCAAACGTGCCACTGCTCGCTCTCGCATTGTTCTCCGTCTCGCTTTTACTCTTAACAAGAATAGTCGTGCCAGTGCTGTATGCTTTGATGGCGTTGATGATAAGCCATTCCGCTGTTGCTGGTGCTTGCAGGTCTACATCGATAGGCATGCTCCCGCTCGTATATTTAACGCTGTACGCTCCTCCAGCCTGCACTTGGGATAACTTACCGTCCGATAGATAATAAGCCGCCACAGCCGTGCTTAACGCCATATTTATCATCTTATCTACCGAAGGCTTGATGTATACGAGGAGACCGGAAGGTTTACTCTTTACCACGCTGAACTCTGTTTCTCCGGCTGCAACCTCATACGTTCCCCATGGTGTTGTCTCTCCGGTCTCCTTGTTCAGTGCTCCGTATTCGACAGAGCCAGCCTTCTCTGCTCGAACCCTGATAGATATTGTCTCCATGGCAACGCTCGTTTCGAGATTGGCGATGCACGCTCCTGCACTCACGAACATTCCGAGCATAGGATCTGGAGCTGGTAGTACCGGATAAGTCTCTTTTTCTGTCTTCCCGGCATCATCGGCAAGGCTAATAACGTTCTTGTTGGTGTCGAGTATTGCCCATGTCCGGAATTGTCCCTTGCCTAAAACCTTTCTGATGGTGGCTCTCATTCCAGCCTCGAAAGGTATGATTGCACACTGGTATGTCTCATCGGTCAAAACCTCGCCCGATACATACTTTCCGATTTCTATTCCAGTTCTTATCTTACCTTCAACGAGTGAGTATGTCGTGTCACTGTTCCCTCCCAAACTGCGGTCGTATCCATACCATTCATCGCTTGATGTCTTAGCCACTGCCGTTTCGTATCTCCCATAGAATACTCCATCCGTTATTGCCTTCTCGTAGGTGTCGTAGCTGTTGTTTTTGGTGAAACGCAGATACTTCGTGCAATTCAACTCGTTCAGCTTCAGGTCGGACGATTGCAGCGTTGCCAATGCCTGGAACAATCCCCAATAAATCGAAATTTCGATGGTTTCCTTAACGCTCAGAACGCTTGCCCTTCCGCTGTGGATAATCTCCAAGCCGTTGCGGAAATAACGTGCTGTGTGGAAAATATAGGGGTATTTGCTGCTGGTGCTCGGTTTCCCTGCAAACTCCAGCACAGCCATATTGTGCGCTGTCTTGGGCAGGTTGATGGTGTATGTCGTGTTAGCGGTCATTTTCGTAATATCGCGAAAAAGATTGCTCTTGATGTCTAGCGTGATTGCTGATTCATCGCTCATATCCATAAGAACACCGTCTATGTATAGTTGCTGGTCTGTCATAGCTGCTGAATCTGTGTATTGTTAATAACTAGGTTGCAGACGAAATCCTGCAACTCTGCTGTTGTCTTGGTGTAGGTTCCTGCCTTGATTGTCACACTCTGCCACTTGTCGCCACCGAGGTACATATCAACGACCGGGCTGCTTGCCAAGTCTTGCAGGAAATCGAACGTCTCGCTGTCTACCAATGGTGCGCAAAGAGGTATGGTGTCCTCTCTGCCGTAGCCCTGCCTTCTGCCGTTCGCTCCAAGGTATCCGAATATGGTATCGTCATACGCTCCGAGGTTGTTGCGTACAAAGCTTGTGCCGCTGCTTATCGCTCTACTCTCATCGCCTTGCGTGAATAGCCAGTAACAGTAAAAGCCGTGTCGGTCAACCCACCGAAGATAAATGCCCTTCTCCGTGTCGTTCCTTTCTATCCTTGCAAGGAGAGACTGCTTGCCACCGCTCGCCATCGCAAAGGTAAGGTCGAAAACGTCCGTGAACGTTCCCAGCTCTATCTTGCCATCATAGTCGTAGATGTTCCAGTAACTCGCCTTGCTTGGCAGAACGCTGGCATTGATGTCAACGATGCCAGCGATGCCGGGCTTAACTAACTTGTTTGGTGCTCCCTCATAGCCGACAAGTATCTGGGAAGCCGCATTGAGATAAAAACCAAAGGAGAATGGGAAATGCGTAAACCATGTCAGCTTCTTGTTTGCGTTCCAAGTCTCGCCTGCCCTCATCACTCCCCAAACATAGAAGGTCGTGTAGCTGAATGTTGCAAGGTCGCTCCCCTCGCTGTTCTTGACCTTCACGGAAACATCGAACACCGCCCCGAGGTTGCTCTTCTGGCTCTCCCTGCTGTAGTCGATGTTTCCGAAGCTGATGCCATCGAAGAGTGCCTGCACATATTCCCGGTAGTCCATGATGCAATTATCTGCAAACGCTTCCACGCTGTACGTGTACGTCTTGGTCTCCCTGCTGATGGTTGCCTCGATGCTCGCAACACCCGAGCCGCTTGCCTTGATGATGCAGGGAAGGAATGCGAAGCCTACAGCATCCGGGTATTTAATCGTGATATTGTTTTTCTCTGTCTGTCTCATACCGTCTCATTGTTTAGTTTGATACTTCCCACCGACTGGTGGATTAAGAAAATAAGTCGCTGCCCGAGCCGCTTCATCGTGTCGGGCACAACATTGCTGTATACGTCATCCCTGCCGCCCGTCCGGTGCAGTTTAGAACCCTTGTTGGCGATGGTGTTGGCGATGGCTCCTGCCATGCTCATGTCGCCACGCTCTTGTGGTGTATACTTGTGTGCCCGGTCGGTCTTGTAGGGTATAGGTGTGCCGTGCAGCCCTTTGTCTTTCATCCACTGCCGGATGATGCTACGGAAGCCGTATGGTATCTTTCCTGCCCTTCGTCCGGTCTCAAGCACCCCGAATGGCTTGTGTCCCCATAGGATGGTTTCTTCCTCGCTGGGCTGTTCCACCTTTAGGCTAGCTACCGTTCGCCCTGATGCGTTCTGTCCGTTGATACGAATGTGGTTGATGATAAGCTGCCGTGCTCTCTCCACCTCCTCACGCATGATGAGCGATGCCGCCTTGGGGTCGAATTGAATGCCTCCCTTGCTCATACCTCACACCCTCCTATGCTCTGTGTCAGTTGCAGGGAGTACATTACGCCCGACACGATCGTGCTCAAACGCTCGATGATGGTCTCGTAGTACTGCTGCCCTTCCAATGGTTCGAACTGGTGCGACTGGTTGATGGCTCGTATCATCCTTGCCCCTGCCACCTTCATTCGGTCGATGCACTCTCCGTTGTCTTCTCCTTCCGCTCCCCTCGGTACGGTGTCGAGATAAGCCAAGGCAACGTTCACGGTGTCGTATACCCTGCCGTTGCGTATCTCTGTCGTACCGCTGGCTGGGATGATACAGACGATTGCAGGATAGTTCAGTTTCTCCAGCTTGGTGTCCGCTGTGTCCCAGTCCTCGAATAGGTAGGTATAGTCTGGTAGCGTGTCTGCTGCCAGCTGCTTTAATGTTTCTCTGATTGTTGCCATAATTATCTAGATTTACGTTTCATTTCTTCCGCTTGCAACTTCTGCAGGTTTCGTTCGTACACGCTTCTCTTGTTGTCCATTTCCATGCACTTGTAGATGCGAAGCCATGGTGTTTTCAGAACTTGGTCGTGGTCGCTGATGCCCATCCTTACCGCATACCAGTCCAGCATGCCGAATAGTCCGAACCGCAGGGTATCGATGCCTGCCTCCTTCTCCAGTCTCGTTGGCTTCGCTGTGTCTGTGCTCTCGAAGAGCTTGTTGATGCGCTCGACCTCTGCTGTTACCCAGCCGATGAGCATAACGACATCAACCGCCCTAGCCTGCTCCACTTCCTTGTGGCTCAGACCGAGGACGGTTGTCACTATCTGATACAGACTTTCCTCGCTGTCTGATAGCTGGGAAAGGTCTATTAGCTGCCCGATGGATAGCTGGTTGAGATTGCCGGGCACTTGTTTTCCTCCGACAAACGCTGGTCGTGGCTGCTTGCCGATTTTGTAGCTGGTGTGCCTAGCAACTGCCAGCCAATACTTGAATGTCGTGTTCTTATCCATACGCTTTATATTTTTTGTCGTTATCTTTGCCTTAATACGTGCGCCCTAGCCGTTCCGTGGCTTGCTACGGATAACTTCTTCAAGGCTACGTATCGTATTGCGTCTATTCCGTGATTAAATGCGTCTATAGGCTGGTTCGTGGTCTCTCCATCCCTTGACTTCTTCCACTTGTATTGCTGCATGTTCCCGATTATGCCGTGGCTGCGTCTGGTTATGTTGATGCGGAAACGCTTCAAGATGTCGATGCCGTTGTTGATGCTGTCCGCTCCCTTGGTGCTGCCGATTATCCACAGCCCTCGGTTGTGTATCTCCTGAATGCTCTTAGGCTCTGCCGAATCCGCAATGATAAGGTCTCGTTTCGTCCGTCCTTGTTCCTTGCATCGGTCTGCGATGTCATCGTTCGTCATTCCAGGCTGGTAGATTTCTTCGTCCACCCATAACTCTCCGTGCGCCAATATAACGTGCTCCAGCGCAGTTGGGTCGTTGGTGAATCCGAAGTCCATACCCCTGCATTCCATCTTCCACTCCTCACGCGGTGGCAGCTTGTCAACGATGCCCCAGTTAGTGAAGATAAGCCCGGTTATCTTTCCAGTCAGTCCACGCGCATATACTCGCCAAAGTTCTGGGTCGTCAATCTCTTCAATTTTCTTGTGTTCCTGCTCAGTCAGGAATCGGTTGTTTCGGTGGTCGCTCAGGATCAATCTACAATCATCCCTGCCGATGATGTTGTTGTGCACCCAAAACCTTGCACTTGGGTTGTAGTCGATGAATACCTGCTTACGTGTTCGGATGGCAAGCTGCCAAAACACTTCGTATGGCACACCGTTCGCCTCGTTAATAAACAGATAGTCACGCTTACCGTTCTTAGCGTCCTGCGCATCCTGGTAACTCTTGAACTCGATGATTGAGCCGTTCTTTCCTCGGTAGCTGCTGTCGCTCTTATTGTTCTTGAACCAGTCCAGTAACTCTGCCCTTGTGTGCAGGATGGTGTCGAGGTCTCGCATGGCTCCAACCTTTAGGTTCGGAAGGTCTTGACCGCACACCGTGATAATTACCCTTGGATGCTCAAAAGAAAGCACTATAAGACGCTGCATGATGGTGTATGTCTTCCCCGAGGACGTGCCTCCTTGGTTCACGAGAAACCTTGGCTTCACGTCCGCATTCGGTTCATAAAGTTCACCAATAACGTCAAATAGTGCCATTCTTTCAAACAATAAAACTTAAAACAAAATTATGGTAAAAAAATTATTCTTTATCCAATCCTTCACGCTCGATTACTTCCTGCTCGCTGGATGCACACTGGTGTCCAGAGTTGATGTATCGTACCTCGATGCCGCCTTGGAAGCCTGCGTTCAGGTCGAGCACGACCTTATCCAGTCCGAGCAGCTTGCAAATCTGCGTTTCTGCCTTGATGATGATGTCGAGGTAGCGTGGTTCTCCGAATCCTCGCTTCTCGGCATCGTACATTATCGCCTTAACGGTCTCGATGGAAACCTGCCTCCCTCGCTCATCTAAGACTGGCTGTCCCTGCTGGGTCGCTGTCTTTTCGTGGTAGTCTTCCTTGGATTTCTCCCAGGCATCCCAGGCTTCACGTATTACCAGCTTCAACCTTGCCACCTCGCTGGTTATCTTTTCGTCTGTGTCGGTCAGTCTCTCTTCCCTCCACTCCTTCAATAGCCGCTGAATGTCGCAGTGCGCTTGATTGTATTTCGGTCTGTCGAGCCGTTTGCGAACCTCTGCCGTGATTTCTCGCTCCGTCCATCCTCTGCGGTATAGGGGTGCGATAATCTGCAGGCGGTTCTCGATGTCGATTTTCTGTGCTCGATGCTTATTGTTGTTACCTTGTGGCATATTTTGATTCCTTGAAATTTATTTGATTTTTTATAAAAATTCTACTTGAAAAACTTGCATATTTCAAATAAATTTCGTATCTTTGCAAACGTAATAAGGGAAGTGTCCTTACTTACTGAAACCCTCCGAGGATGAGGGAAAAGTAAAATGAAATCCCAAAGTCTTATGAACGTACTGAAAATTTCATTAAAGATTTGGAAAATAGAAATCTTATCATTTACGATTAGATTATTCTAAGTTCCAAGGGGTGGTGCTCGAACCACCACCCCACTTTGGGATTTCGTTTGCAAATTTACGAATTAATTTTCATATCACCAAATTTTTAACATTATGAGTACTACGAATGAAACTACCTCCAAATCTTGGGGAGGTGCTCGCAAGGGTGCAGGGCGAACGAAGAAATACGCTGCAACATTCTATTTCGGTGCTACCGAGGACGTGGCTAACATCTTGGCAGGGGTCGATAAGAAAGACCGCAGCGACTTCATCAACCAGTGTATTCTCAAAGCGATGGGCAGGGGTTAATCTCCTGCCTTTTTCGTTTCCGCTCCCTTGGAGTTATTTTGTGCGAATTTTGCGTGTGTGCCGCTCTTTCCGCAAACTGGTGTAGTTTATCAACCTTGAAGAGAAAAGCCGACACATCACAACTATTCGCCATGCTTCTTAAACTCGTCTATCTTGACCGCTTTCTCGCCAGTCAGCTTTTCCCAGCGTGCAATGATAACATCGCAATAATGTGGGTCGAGCTCCATCAAGAACGCATTGCGGTTTAACTGCTCGGCTGCGATAAGCGTTGTACCACTACCACCGAACCCGTCATATACATTCCAATCTTCCTTTGTGCTATTGCCCATCAAATAAGCAAAAAGCGGAACTGGCTTCATCGTAGGGTGTTCCCTTGATACTTTAGGTCGAGCCATATCAATAACCGTTGTCTGCGCTCTGTCGTTGAACCAATTGTGCGCACCTCCATTTTTCCACCCATAAAGACACGGCTCATGCTTCCACTGGTAGTCCTGCCGCCCTAGACAAAGCGAATCCTTGTTCCATATCAATGTCTCACGTAGCTCCAAATCTTTCGTGCTCATTAGAGCCTCTCTGAACCACATCGAATAATTGTCGCTGTGGAAAATATAGAAAGCAGCACCCTTCTCCATGGTTTCTTCTGCTGCCAAAAATGCAGCCGACAGAAAATCCCGGAACTTGTCATTGTCCATTTTGTCGTTCTTTACCGTCAACCCATCCGTTCTATGCTTTCTCTTGCTCATCATAGCAGAACCTTCGTAGCCATAGCCAACATTATACGGTGGGTCTGTAAGATACAGATTAACCACTTGCCCACCCATAAGGAACTTGACCTGCTCTGCATCCGTGGAGTCACCACACATAAGGCGATGCTTTCCGAGTTGCCACAGTTCGCATTCCTTGCACCGCTGTGGTATTTTCTCTGTATCCTCATCGAACTCATCGTCCTTTGCCTCCTTCTGATCCTCGTCTGCCTGCTCTCCATTTTTCAATGAATCAGGACTCATCCACCCTTGCAGCTGCCAGTCTTGAATACCCCAGTCCTTCAAGAGGTCGGTATTCCACTGATTCGCCAGTGCATCGGTGTCCCAGTCTCCGAATCCTGCGTTATCTTTGATGATGAATTCTTTCTTCTGCGCCTCCGTCAGGTCTGATGCCTTGACGATGGTTGCAGTTGGCTGCTCCTGCCACTGGCTCCAGTAGTTGGCGATTGCCAGCTTCTCTGCATCGGTCAGCCGCTGGTCTGTGTCGAGAACGTCCATGATGGCTTCGGGTGTCATGCTCACGATGTGGCAGAGTGCCCTCGTTCTCATATTGCCACCCAGTGCCTTGTAGGTTTCGTCTACGACTATAGGGCGAAGCTGGAGCATCTTAGGAAATACAAGAATGCTCTTTACCAGCTTTTGGAAATTCGCCTCTGTTATGGTTCTAGGGTTCGCTTCGTTCTCGCTGACCCTCGATAGTGCGATTTCTTCTGTTTTCATTTTCTTCTTGTTTTAAGTTCGAAATTCGTGCTTACCCGATAAACACTGGCGCAAAGATACGACTTTTTTGCTTTAGTTGTTTGTTCTTTGCACACTTTTAACTTTTTCCAACACTTCGTTTTATCTTATCCATCAAAGGCTCTGATGGTCTTCTGCAGGGTTGTCTGCGGTTTCTTCGGCTTCACTCTGACCGGGTATCCTGCACAGACCCATGCGAGGAGAAGTGCGTCTCTCTGGTCTTGGTTCATTCTCGGCAACTTTTGTCCTGCGCTTACAAAATAAGCAATTTCGTCCTGCGTGATTTTTCCGTCCTTCCCCTTCCAGCATTTTTTCAATGGCTTGATGATTTCGCAGGGGATATTGTAGTGTTTGCAGCACTCGACAATCAAGATTCCGGTCTGATGGTTCATTCCGGTAGAGCGTCCGATTGCTGCTGCCTTGACTGCTGTCATGAATTTATTTAGCACATGCCAGTTGCTCTTATTGAGCCAGCCGCCTTCAATAACGACCTTTATCTTGCAACTCTCGTTCATAGCCTTGAGGTAATCTATCAAAGCTGGGAAGTTCATCTTATAGGCGAGAAACTTCTTGTCGTCAAAGACTGCTCCAACTCCGCTTTCCTGAATGTCGGGGTCGATGCCAATTATAACTGTTCCTTTTTCCATTTCATTTTTTCTTTAAAGTACTTATTTTGTTCAAATTTCGCGTATAAGCGTTTATTTTGTTTTGCTGGTGTGGTTTATCAACCAACACCCTTTACGTGCGCATATACGTGCGCACATGCGTTATTATCCCTATCTTTCCCCTACCCCTTTCTTTCCCTTCTTTTTGGTTGCGATAGAGAAAGCTGGCAGGGATTCCGGAAGTTGTGCCTGCGCTTGCAAAATAAATGAATAACAAAATGAATATGTTGCAGGGGTCTTCCTTCTTCCACCGCCAGCCGAATGAATAAAAGCATAATTTTCTAACGATTTCTTTTTCTTACTTCTTCATGTACCACCTCGCTTTCTTTGTTTGTTGTCAGACTTCGGGAGATACGTTTCCGGCTCTCATATCGTAATTTCAAGATGTTATAAGTTATTTGTTTTGATAGGAGCCATCCCCTTCTGTCCTCGCTGGTTAAAAACTCTATTATTGAACTCACGACCGATTATTCTTTTTGTTCTCGAGCAGCCATGCCAGATGCGCTGCCTGCTGCGGATTCTTGAACATAGAAAGAGCCTTCTCTACGTCCGGCTTCTTCCTCTCACGCATCGCTCTGTCGGCTACCCGGTTCTTGGTACCGTAGTTCCGGTAGTGCTTACTCCAGTACTCCTTTTGGTACGCCCGGTATTTTTCCCGGTTTCTCTTTCGCCATTCCTTCGTGGCTCTGAGGATCTGTTCCCGGTGTTCCTGGTAGTACGTTCTGTTCTTCTCCCTTGTTACGAAGTCGCTCATTGCATTCAAGTATTACCTGATGTTCTACATATTGCTTGCGTGCCGGGCAATAGATGCCATTTATGCAGTTTCGCCCGGCATCGCAAGCCTTGCATAATTCACTCGCCATGCGTCCACTAGAAAGGTAAGTCTACGAAGTCGTAGTCAGTGAAGGCAAAATTCTCGTGACCCTCGTATGGGATGCATTGAGTGAAGTCTGCTGCCTTTCCGCTATGTAAAGGCAAGACGTTGTATCTAGATGCAAAATCCTCTCCACGGTCACGGACAAAGAACGCTGGAAGCCACTTGAATCCTTTTCCGCACCTTACCAGCACCTTGTCAAAGGTCTTGAAGGCTGGCTGCTCCTTCCCATTCTTCCAGATGTCGTAATGTTTGTTGAACAGTTCGACTTCGTTCTCTGTCGCTTCTCGAAGTTCCTTGTTAACGCTGATACGCAGGTCGAAGGTTTGGTCGGTCACGAACTTCTCGTTCTCGATTTCGTACTGGTTGCCGAATGTCAGCGTATCTTCGCTTTCGTTCTTGTCGATGAGTTCACCGATGATTGTCAGCTCTCCGTCCTCGTCTTCCTCTCTGAAAACGTAGAGTTTGCCGATTTCAAACGCTGGCTTCAAGTCCACAATCTGTTTCTTCTCACTATTCCAGCGTTTGCCTTTCTTTGCGAGAGCATCAAAGAGTTGCTGCTTCTCGGAGTCTGTTGCAAGGCGAAGTTCAATATCTCCATCATCTTCTCTGAATGGTTCTCCTAATAGAAGCTGTTCATTATTGCAAAAAACAGCATGAAATCCTATATACGTCTCTTGTCTCGATTGGAATATAGCAATATGTGTACATTTTCGTACCACAAGGGCTACTATATCCCCATCCTTGAACTCTGGCTGAGGTTTCTCTATCTCCAGTGTTTCCCGGTTCAGCTTTCCACCAAAACGCTCTTCGATTTTTGTTACATAAATTTCAGAATCTTCACGGTTCAATTTATGGAAGGTATTTGTAGAAAGATTACCTTCATTCTGATACCATTTGTCTTCACAACAATCATACGCAAACTTTCCCTTAAAAGCTCGGTAAGTGTTGCTCTCAAAACCATCAAAGATTGTATAGTACGGCTTCTTTCCTTCGTAACAAATAAGCACGTCTCCCTTCTTGAAAAACTTGCTCCAATCTCTCATTTCGTTAGAAGGGAAAAGCATTACTTCTCCTCCCTCCATCCATCTGCCGTTCTTGTCGAAGCGATAAATTCCGAGGTCTTTTTCAGTCCTGATTGTTTCATTGTTTGATGGAAGACAAGTAAACACAACATTTCCGCACATTGGCGTGTATAACTCTGTGCCATACTCAACACCCTTCAATATCTCGTAAATATTAATATCTTTCTGTTCCATTGTCTGAATGTTTTTATTGTTTGCTATTCTCACTTTCATAATCTGAATGTTTTTTATTGTTTATAACTTAACGTGTCCGAGTTTGAAATAAAGTTCCAACAGTTCCTTCGTATTGAGCCAGAAATCGGTGTTGCCAACGTATACGTGATGTCGGTGTTCATCTGTGATGATTTCAATCTTTTTCATTTCTTCTTACTTTTCTGAATGTGTCTGTAACTATCATCAAAGAATTATCTTCTTCGTTGTATACAAGGTCATTTGTGATATACCCCAAGTCATCAACAACATCTATATTACCAAACTGTTTCTTGTGAGTTTCAAGAAGTTTTATAAATGCTGATATTTTCATCCCTCCACCTCCTTTCCAAAAAGTTCAATCTGTGGATGAATGATGTCTGCCCTCTTCTTCTTTGCCGCCCAGAGAAGGAGGTTGATGTTCTTGGTTCCAGCATTGCCCTCGAGGTATCTGATGATGTAGGTCAAAGCGTCTTGAACAGCTTCTTTCTCATTACCGTAGAAGATGCTGAGAGCGTCATATCTACTCGGGTAGCCTGCCGGGCTGTCGTACCAATGCTTCCCTTTTTGAATGCTGTAGCCCCATATCCAGCCGAACTGTGTATTGGCGGTCATTACCTTCCATCCCCAGTTGTCTGAACCCTCTACGGCATACTCGATTACGTGCGGATTGATGCAAACATCCTTGATGTTGTATTTGAAGCCTTCATGCTCTGCGACCGGCTTCTTGATGTCGTAGCTGTTATCGGTCAGCCATTTGCACCAATCGTTCGATGTCTTGAATACGAGCCCTGCGGCTCTGCATTCGTGGAAAAACAACTCATTCATGGTCTTTAATCTCTTTAAAGTGAATATCGCTACATCTTGCACAAGGGCAAAATTCTGTCAACCCTTTAGTGTCAAGAGCACATATATCGCAAGTATTCTGCTGTGCAGGTACATCATCATCCGACACTACTTTCAATAATCTACCGTTAACATTCAGCAATGTACCTTCCTCGAAATCCTTGGCTATTTCGTTCGGTTCATTAATTACAATTACTTCTTTTGCCATAATTCTTTTGTTTAAAGTGTTTAAAATCTGTTTGCCTTATAATTTACCGCCCGAAGCGTGAAAACGTCCAAGAGCGGCTGATTTTGCCCTCATTCGTTATTTTTCGGGCTTCCAATCGATGCCCAGCCGCTGCAGAACTCCCTTCTCGTAGTATCTTGTCAGCGAATCCTTGGCTGGCTTGTTGTTCGGGTTCTTCTTCAAGTCTGCAAGGTTCTGCTGGATTACCCACCGGAACTTGCTGTCTTGGCTCTGCTGGCTCGCTGGCTGCTGGTGCTTGGCTTGCTCGTAGAGTTCCCCGATGCTCGGTCTTGCCGTTGGATCCTGCGCCCTGGCTGCTGCCGATTGCGGCTGCTGGCTCGCTGGCTTGGTGTTGTCGTAGTTGCCCTCCAGCACCTTCGGGAAATACTTCCTTGTCATTACCCAGTCGTATGATGCCCAGGAATGCCCTGCGTTCAGATAGTCGCTAGCCATAGCCTTGTCTATTGCCAGGTAAATCTTGGAAATATCTCCCTTGCAGTCCTTGAGCCTTCCTCTGATTGCCTCCTTGCGGTTTTCCGTCATCAGCGTCAGCCTTCGCATTGCGCTGTTGGTCTTGTCGTGCTGCTCGTTCCAGTAGTCCTTAATGGCTGCGTAGTCGATTTCGCCTTTCTTGGATTTCTTTTTCTCAGAACTTTTTTGCGGTTCTTCTGCAGCGCAAACGTTTTTCTCGGAAAAACTTTGCATAGAAGCTTCTTTAGAAGGTTCTAATATATTTGTTTCTTTAGAAACATCATTATCATTATCATAAACATTATCATTTACATATTCATTATCATTATCATATAAGGTTTTTGAAAAAACCTCTTGGTTTTGTTTGGTTATTTCTGAAACCTCTTGGTTTTTATCTAAACCAATTGGTTTTTGTTTATCCTCTTGGTTTTTTCTTGGTCTGCCACCCTTTTTGCCATTGGCTCGCCATCGTTCTACCTTCTCTTCGTACTTGGCTTTATTCCGTTTCATATCGTCAACGATAAAACCGAAAGCCATACGCACGACTGGTTCGAGACTTATAGTCTCCCCATCCCTTGCGTAGAGAAATATCGCTCTCGTCAGTTGCCCGAGTTGTTCATCGGTCAGCCCCTCGATAAGAGCGTAGTATGATGTGTATAAGATGAATGAATCGTTCATGATTTTATTCTGATAATGATAATTTCTTTTCCAGCTTCCGTTTTAACACTGTAGCCATCCGGATTTTGTTCCGCTGGCTTGTGTCGGTCGGTGCTGTCACTTTCCCACCTAGGGAAATATAATTCTCCAGTTGGGAAATTATATTCCGTAGGTCGGTTTTTGATATAGGAACAGCCATAAGCCCTGCCTTTACTTAATGAGCAATCTTCGTGCTCCCTGCACCTGCTTGATGTACTTGGCGCACGCTTTAGGATGGTCTGCCTGAAAAGCCTTGGCATCGAACTTTTCGCTTACCTTCGGTGCTTTCCACGTTGCCAGCGTTTTTCCGGAATCCGAAACGATGCTCTCTGCGTCCCCGAAGAACAGCTTCAAGTTGTCCTCAATCTCATCCTGCTCGGTCTCCAGTTTCTTGTTCTGAACCTTGAGTTCCTTGAGCCTAGCAATCTGTTCGAGTATCTCCTTCGTTGCAGTCACTTCCTTGCCAGCTACATGTAGAGGAGACTTCAGGAGAACGTCTTGTGCGCTGTATGCTGGCGGCTCTTGGTTGCCCACGATGTAGTCAAGCCAGAACTTGGTTATCTCGTCCCTCATCCATCCGAAGAACTCGGGGTCGAAATCGATGTCACGGTAGCCGAACTCCCTGCCTGCTGTCAGCCAGGCAAGTGCTCCGTCCTTGTATTCTCCCACTCCGAGGTTCATCTGAAGCTGGCAGAACCAATGTTTCGGAAGGTCGTCTGCATCTATCTGCATCTGCGTGGTCTTGCACTCGAGGATGCTCTTGCTCGCTTCGTTGCGTGTTGCCCCGGTTCTCCAGAAGGTGCGGTCTGGACTTACTCTCAGATACGGAGTATCGGTGTTCGTGATGGTGTAGTCGTCCGTGCTCGCCTTTATGATGTGGCAGTGGCTCTCTCGTTTAAAGAACTGCGCCACGGCATCCTCCAGCAGGTGTCCTGCAACCATCGCGAAGTTCTCAACCTTTGGTGGGTCGATGCCCTTCTTGCGTCTCCACAACTGGTATGGTGTTTCCCATGGGTTCAGTCCCAGTACTGTGCCTGCCTCTGATGCACCTATTCCCTTCGAGCGGTTCTGCAACCACTCCTCTCTGCTTTTGTATTTTATTATCTGTTTCATTGTCTGAATGTTTTATTTATCAAAAAAGAATTTTCTAGCTGCTGTAATAACGATCGTGCGAATGAATTTATCCCTTTGCATTGCTTGAGCAATTCCATCTGCGAGGTAAGCGGTTTTACCGTGGTAAGCAATATGAAAATCGAATCCTTGGTTTCCGTCTTCATCTGCATCTCCAGTCGGCTCTATTGCAGCCTGCAGATAGCATCTTTCTTCTTCGGCTTCTTCTGCCCATGCCTTGAAACCATCTGCGGTTCTTCTAAAGTACTTGTCGATGGTGCTCTTGTGTTTCTGATTGCTTTCTTTTTCTGCCATAATTTTTTACTGAATGTTTAATAGTTGCCGCAGGCTCCCTATAATCTGGTCAGGTTCCCACCCTGAAGGTTGCCCTGCGGCTAATTGGGAAACGTTATAACATTATAAACTAAACTACTTCTTCGCTGCTGTGCCAGTCTTTCCTTGGCTGCGGCTCATTGCCTTCTCTGCCTTCTTCTGTGCGCTCTCGGCTGCTGCCTGCGCCTGCTGTGCGATGGCTTCCTGCTGCTTTGGCTTCTTGAAGGTCTCCTCCACTGTGGTCGTACCTTCCTTGATGGCGTTGTACACACCAGCCAGCTTCTGAATGTTCTCTGCCGTTACTTCCTCGGCTGATTTCTTGCCCAGGTATTCCAGCAGCATAAGGTCTGTTACCTGGTACACTTGGAAGCAGGCTACGCAGCTCTTCCACTGGCTCTGTACGCCAGTCTGCTTGATGTGCTCAAGTGCCTTTGCCTGCACTTCCTTCACCACGCTTGCAATCAATACCTGCGGCACGACCTTGCAGATTGCGTTACGCTGGGCGATCGCAACGGCTGCATTGCCAACTACCACCTGCATGTCCTGCGAGAAGGTGTACCCCTTCGATGTCAGAATGCTGCGCTTCACTTCTACAGAGTAAGCCACGTTGCTCTCGAGGTCGTGGCAGACGCCTTGTGCCGTGATGGTCTTTCCATCGTTTGCGATGATGCGACCCGCGATGCGCAGGTTCTTCCAGCATGCGGAAATGATTTCCGTGAACCTAACACTAGGACCCTCAATAACCGATACTTGACCATCCTTGCCCTTGCGCTCTAGGTGGTAGAAGCAGTTGTATGCTACATCATCGTCCATGGCTGCCAATGCTACCATATTCTGCTTGCATTGCATGATGTCTCTCGGGAACTTGTGCGCTGTTGCAATCTGTCCGTCAATCTCCGAGCGGTTGATGGCTTCCAGCATTTCGCCACCGCTTACTTGAATAAATTCATTTTCCATAATTCGTTCTTTTTATTGTTCAACTTATTGTTCATTAACTCTAGTGGAAGGCTGGGGATTCGAACCCCAGTTGACTGCCAAAACTTACCCCCCTTGCCAGCTGCCGAGGGATGCCCTTCCGTTGCAGGGCGCACGCTGTCGTTTCCGCATATTACATGGTAAAAACAACTAATTTTAGATAACCTTGAAAAATGAGTTTTGCGTGCGCCCTTTGCCCTGCCGCTGCAGGGAGCCATATAATAATTGTTTAACATCGTAATCAAACCAGTTGAGCCATAAGGCTGTCGAGCCTGCTTTCCTCGAAAGCGTCCATCGGGTCTTGGTCTGCGTATTGGCTGTTCTCTTCCAGCCAGTCGTCCATCACGTCTTGATAGTTAACGCAGCCCTCGATAGCTTCCTCCAGCCGCTCGCTGTCGTTGTTGTTATTCTTGTGCGACACGACTGCCGTGTTCCCGGTTCTGTCGCACCAGACTGAAATGTCGCCTGCCTTGGTCTTGATGTCTACCCTTGCAACCGCTGGTCGTTGTGGATCACGGTCTAACTCCAGCCAGATGGCATCGTACATTGCCTCTTCGCATTGTTTGATAATTCTTGGTTCCATACGCTCTTACCGTCTGCTTAAATAGTTAAATAATGTCAGACGTGCGTCCGCAAGCGTCTGCTTGTTAAACTCGCTCATCGGGAGCACCGGTATTCCGTCCAGTGAAAGACAAAGCATGTTGTCGAACTCCCTTACCTGAATGCGTCTTTCAGCTTCCTTCATGGTTGCCAGTCGCTTGCTGTCCTTTCGCTCCTGCTCCCACTTCGCTGTTAGCTGCTTCGCTTTCTTGTATGCCTGCATCATAGGGCAACCCTCCACGCTCTCTTGATTTCTGCACCCTCGATAACCTTGCGGTTGTCGATTCTGCGGAATTTGACCTTCATCTTACCAGCCTGCAACCATCTGCGAAGGGTGTTGCGATGGATGCCCAGTACCTTGCAGGTTTCTGTCATGGTGTATCTGCCTGCGTCAGCTACCTTTGGTTCTTCGTTCGTCATAACTAAGCCCTCCAAAAAATTAAAGTTACTAATACGATGGCAACTGCCAGGCTTATTACTTCGTCACTTGTGATAATCTCGATAAACTTCTTCATACGCTCTGAATGTTTAAATGGTTCTACTTGATTATTTGCGCACGGCTGCACGTCTCTTCTTTGGTGTTATCAATCCAGCCTTGATGAGGATAACACGCACGTTCTGCTGGGTGCAACCAACACGCTGTGATACTGCGAGCATTATTCTGCTGTCTGAGGTCTCGGCAGGTGCTTTTGCTCGGAAATCTGCAAACATCGCTATGATGTTCTTCTTTCTTTCGTCCTGCTGCTTCTGCAGTGGGGTTCTGAAATCATAATTAAAATTTTCTCCCATTTTATTTGTATTTTAAATTATTTTCTTTATCTTTGCAAATGAGTTTTTAAACTCGCTTTGAAATTCGAGTGCAAAAATAAAAAAAATATTTTGGAATATAAAACATTTAGAGGTGATTTTAATTTTATTTTAATATTATTTAATTTTGTTTTAATATGAACGGAGAAGAACTGAAACAATATATAAAGCGCTCGGGAATGTCCGTTGCTGCTGTTGCGGAGGAGTTAGGAACTAGTCCGCAGAACTTGAATGCGAAGTTTAATCGCAAGTCTATAAAGATAGATTTCTTTCAAAAGATAAAGGAAATCATCGACAAGTGTGCCCCTCCCCTACCAGCCGAGATGGAAGAGGCTGTTTTCGGTTCAAACGTCAATGGTTCGAACAGCTCCAATGTCTCCCAGTCAATAGGTAGTGATGCTGCCTTGGCTGCTGAAAATAAACTGCTGCGAGAACAGAATGAGTTCCTGCAAAGTCAAGTTAAAACGCTGCTTGCCATTGTGGGACAAAAATAATTTAGTAACTTTGCAGCGCAATGTGGATAGAAAAATTGGGCTCGTACTTCGTTGATGTGTCGAAATACATCTTGACTGGTGTCGTGATTAGTTCGCTATTCAAGGATTTCGAGGATAAAGTATTAATTTATATAGTTGGAATCGCCCTAGCCTTCCTCTGCCTGGTCGTGGGTCTCATACTCAGCAACAAAAAGGATGGAAAGGGCAAAAAGGAAAAGGAGAAATAAATTATGGGAGTATATTTAGCTTTCTTGTTCGTGGGAGTGCCTTGTATGGTGTTCCTCGCATTCTGTCTCACTGGAAACGGCAAAAAATGGCTTAGACAAAATAACTTGCTTTAGCCTATGGATGCTTTTTTGTTATTTAACGTGATGGCATTGGGAATGACCATTGCATTCGGTATTTTCTTGAAATCAAAGAAAGGTCAGAAGTGGCTGCGTGAATTATAAGGTATGGTCAGTAAGTTAATTAAAGAGCACGACCGCAGGACGCTGCTTGCAACGTATCTGTACGGTGTTTCAAATCTGTTTATAAGCGGAACGGGCATTGGTGGGTTCTCACCATTGATTACTGGCGATGAGATAGGATTGTATAATATCCTTTTTATTGCCTTCGGTGTCATAGCGTCATTCGCCTTCGCTTATTTCGCTAATAATGTAATGAAGTATAATAATTCAAATGTTTAGATTATGGAACTAGCAACTTTATTTATGTTCATAGGTGCGGTTATCGGCACCAGTCTCGTAATTTGGTCTAAGACTAAATCGGGTCAGAAATGGCTGCGTGAACTTTAGTTCTCGCCCAGGTACAATATCAACTAAAATTCTAAGTAACGATGAAAGATGAGGATTTCATAGAGCGGAAGGAGAAGGTTCTTCTTGCCGCTCTCGGTAAAAGTTGGCTATGGAAAGCCAGCAGGTTGATAATAGGCATCATCCCTCCAGTGGGTGCGTTTGTGATGCTGGTGCACTGCACCCTGCTCTCGTTCGGCATTCGGGTAAAACTCACGGAGTGGATATTCGACTGCTCGCTCTTCGGCTTCATCGCCTGGATCATCGTCAGTCTAGCCTATGGGTTCTGCTGGGTGCATCGGGCGTTCTCTACCTACAGAGTGCTGATTTCGTTCTGCATCGACTTCCAGCGTTCCTTCGGGTTCGGTGTCTTGAGCCATCCTATGCACCTGCTGATGGTCGCCCTAGGGCTGCTTCTCTTCTTCATCTTCATCAAGAAAAAGGCTTGGAATGAGTTCTACGAAAGAAATATTAATCATTTAAATGAAAAGTAATATGAAAAAGATAATAATGTTATTCGTGCTTGCGCTCATGTGCGTGGGTGTGCAGGCGCAAAGCAAAAATATAAAGACAATGCTCTTCTCAAAGTTGGGGTATGATGTGCAGGGAAAAGACACAGTCTATTATGTTACACTCTTGATGTATCATAATTCTTTGTCGTTCGTTGGCAGAAACTCCTTGGTCGAGAATATGCAAAAGATACTCAATACAAACTTGAAAAAGGGAGAATCATTCCAGCTCACAAATCCTACAAAAGACATCCTTTCATTCAGAAGCAAAACTGCTTTTTGGGTCAATAGAACATTCTCGATAAGTAAGGCTACAGCTGCGAAAACGCTTCGTGCTCTCGGTATAAAGGCGTACACCCAGCACGAAAAGAATGCAAGAAACGATAGTATAGATGAAACTTACAGATTTTCGTATTGATTACCTTCTCACCTACGAGAAATACCTGCCAGTGCTCACCCCTTCCGAGGTGGATGGACTGCTGGCTTCTCGCCCAACGCTGGCTCAGTTGCAGGACTGGTCGCAAAGATTGAATAATCATCGGGCAAGGCTGGAAAGCGTTTTCGGTCGTGCCTACAAAAAGATAAAATAATATGGAAGATAAAAATCTGATGTCCGCTGATGTGGATATAGTAGTTCGTTTCTTCTCTGCCATCGACCGCCTGAAGGCTGATGGTTGCATTGGCGGTCTGAAGACAATAACCGACCGGTATGGTCTCAACCGCTGGAACATCATGTCCCTGCGAGACGAGCCTGCCGAGTACTACGGTCGTTTCCGTCCGTCATGGGTTCAGTTCTTAGTCCGTGACTACCACATCAACCCATACTGGCTGCTCCTTGGCTCTGGGGAGTTTTATGCAACTGGCTTCACGCCCGAAATCGTGAAAAACCTGAATAAAAACTGCACAAGAAAAAAGCAGTCTGCATAAGTTTTTAGTTTTCAATTATTTAGAACATACGTTATGATTTTAAGTAC